GGATGTTCTGTAAGCCATTTCAGGTAACACTCACTCTGGTCCTCGATGCTGAGGTCATCCGACAAGGGCCGGACAACCAAAGTCTTATACAAGAATTGCTGTGAGTATGTCTTACCCTCCCAACGTCTTGGTAGACCTGAATAAGGCCTCCTTGGCGCATCTTCGGTATTCCTGATCCAACCGAATACTTTAGATTTTGGCGAGACGAAAAGGGGTTTAACACCCCTCAACTTCTTAACCTTCTGGGATAGGCTCCTGAGGAGGGCCGCAGTGTTCCGGAAACCTCGGTAAAAGAGATCTCTTTCTACACCACGGATGGAAAGTACTTCCCCCCAGTGTGATTGAGGTGTCGGTATGTACTTAAAGTACACCGGAGTAATATCAACGCCATAATAGGCATGGACCCCGCAAGACTCACGAAAGTGTGACTTGAAATAGCTCTTCTCGGTGTTCAACTTCATACCGAACATAGGAAGCCATTTGTACACATCTTCCACGCATTCGCTTCGGACTAATATGTCGTCACCGTACACGTAGATATCATGAGCTAAACTCGGCGGGTGTCCGCACATTGTTAAAATGCCCCTGATCAGCACAAAGTGCACAAGGGACATGATGGGGAAACAAACGGCTGATCCCATTGGAGCAAACTTCTCACACGGGAAATCCCGTATGAACGGAATGTCTTCTGGGAGTTCAATCGTGCGCGTGGAGACAGAAAGTAAAGCCTCCAGCAACTCCGGCGTACCCCGAAAAAGGGTTTTAACCAAACGCCTAGAGATACGATCCGACGCCTCCGACATATCGATTGTACCATACTTTCGATCATAGGAAGATGTCGCAGCCAACCTGCCGTTAATGCCTTGATCTTCAAAATTGATCCTTCCCCGCGTAAGCGGATGGGATCCAATCTTGGCGTACAGAGCTCTTTTAATGCCCTGCTGCAGAAATTGTGTTTCCAACTCTTCAATGCATATTCCCCTAGGTTTCGCGTAAGTTTTGTCTACAAACTTGAACCTAGAAGAGGGCCGTTCACACGACCCTAGAGACAGATACTTCTTAGGATCCGTTCTGAGGTCCCACGGGTGGCTGTAAAACCAGTCCTCGTAGGGAAACACCTCATCCAGTTGCTTGTACAGAACATGCGGACGGTAGCGCACATTCTTTCGTCGCGGTGTGTTAGTTGCACCCGGCCCCGGACGGGGCACGAACAACCCTGTGTCAAACTCAGGCGATAAATCGCCCAAAACACGAGTTATGACATTCCGGGCTGAAACAATAATGCGTTCACACTCCTGAGAATCAAACTCTAGATACTTTAGATCTATGTCTGTCTCAACGAAGCTCCAAAGCTGCTTTTGAAGCGTACTCGGTCGATAAGGACCCTTCAGTTTCTTGAAGGCGCAACAAAATTGATACAAACACTTCATTGCAGTGACCTTATCTACATCATCGCACTTAGAAGCCATATCAAACAGCTGCCGTAGGAATACG